ACAAAAAATCAAAGATGAACTACAGGCAAGAGTTGGTGTACTAGAGAAATGGCGACATGTTCTTATAGGTGGTTCTATTATCGTAGGATTTGTTGCACAAAAATTTATTGAATTTGGGGGTTGACAAACTTGCTCAAATGATGTATTATCTGTTCTATGAGTTCATATATTGACATAAAATACCTTAGCCTAATATCCCCACAATTACAGATGTTTAAGAAGAAGGGCGATTTCCTATGGAATTTTCGTTGTCCTTACTGTGGAGATTCCAAGAAAAACAAGACAAAAGCAAGAGGATTCGTATTTCGTAAGAAAAATGATTTATTCTTTAAATGCCATAATTGTAGTGTAGGTGTAACTCTTGGTAATCTTATTAACTATGTAGACTCTAAAACTTACAAAGACTATATAATGGAACGATACAAACAAGGGGTTAAGAGTAATAACCCTGAGCCGGAGTTCAAATTCAATGCACCTGTATTCAAGAAGAAAAGTGTCCTCAAAGGATTACAATCTATCTCTGAACTTGAATCAGATCACCCTGCTCGCAAAATCGTTAATAAAAGAAAGTTACCCAATGAGTCGCTTAGGGACATCTTCTTCTGCGAATCGTTTTATAAATTTACCAATAGTTTAATACCTAACAAATTCCCTTCCTTGGTTGGAGATCACCCAAGGTTGTTGATACCGTTTCGAAATGAACAAGGAGAAATATTTGCATATCAAGGAAGAGCATTTGGAGATGAACAACCAAAATATATCACCATCAAATTACAAGATGTGGATAAAATTTTCGGGTTAGATAAGGTAGACAAATCCAAACATTTTTATGTGGTCGAAGGCCCACTTGATAGTTTGTTTATAGATAACTGTCTTGCAGTCGGTGGTTCTGATTTTGATAGACTTGAAGGAGACTTCACAGTCATTTTTGATAATGAACCAAGAAACAAAGAAATTAATAAACAGATAGAGAAGACAATAGACAAAGGTTGCAGTATAGTTCTGTGGCCAGAACAAGTTAAAGAAAAAGATATTAATGATATGATATTGTCAGGTATGTCAAAAGAAGAAGTACAAGAAATTATAACAGATAATACCTTCTCTGGCGTTGCCGCTAGGTTAAGGTTTGCAGAATGGAGAAAGATAAATGCCTAGTAATTACCTACCCACATCCTATCAAGAATTTATTCACCTATCAAGATATTCAAGATGGTTGCCAGAAAAAGAACGTAGAGAAACGTGGGATGAAACCGTAGGCAGATATTTTGATTTCTTTAAAGAACATTTAGATGATTTACACAAATATAAACTTACAAAGAGTTTAAGGGATGAACTAGAAGATGCAGTTCTATCTCAAAAGGTTATGCCATCTATGCGTTGTCTTATGACAGCTGGTGAAGCATTGAAACGTGAGAACATTGCTGGATATAATTGTTCTTATGTTGCGATAGATCGTCCACAAGCATTTGATGAAGTTCTATATGTATTGATGAATGGTACTGGTGTTGGTTTCAGTGTGGAACGTCAATACGTGGTAAAACTTCCAGACGTTGCAGAAGAATTTTTTGATTCTGACACTACTATCACAATTTCTGATTCTAAGTTGGGGTGGGCAAAGGCCCTTAAAGAATTGGTTGGTATGTTGTATATCGGTCAGATTCCTCGTTGGGATTTATCTAAGGTGCGTCCTGCTGGTGCTCCTCTTAAAACATTCGGTGGTCGTGCATCTGGCCCAGAACCTCTAGAAAATCTATTCAATTTTGCAGTAAATGTTTTCCGAAATGCAAAAGGTCGTAAGTTATCCTCTATCGAATGTCACGATATTGTTTGTAAGATTGCAGAGGTAGTAGTTGTAGGAGGTGTAAGAAGAAGTGCGCTCATAAGTCTCTCAAACCTCTCTGATGACCGTATGAGAGCCGCAAAGTCGGGACAGTGGTGGAATACAGAACCACAACGAGCTCTTGCAAATAACTCTGCATGTTATACAGAAAAACCAGATATTGGTGTATTCATGGATGAGTGGAAAGCTCTCTATGAGTCTAAATCTGGAGAACGTGGTATCTTCAATCGTGAGAGTGCAGTTAAGATGGCTGCAAAGAATGAACGTAGGAATACTGAAGACTATGATTTCGGTACAAATCCTTGTTCTGAAATTATTCTACGAAGTCGAGAGTTCTGCAATCTGTCTGAGGTTGTAGTTCGTGCATCTGACACACGGGAGTCTCTTTTGGATAAGGTTCGTCTTGCAACGATTCTAGGCACATTCCAAGCGACACTTGTGAACTTCAAGTACGTATCATCCTCATGGAAAAAGAATTGTGAAGAAGAGAGACTTTTGGGAGTCTCTCTTACTGGTATTATGGACTGTCAGTTTACTAATGGTAAAAGATCAGGACTTGAAGACCTCTTAGAAGATTTGAAGGCAGAAGCAGTCAAGACCAATAAGGAGTTTGCACAAAAGATAGGAATCAACCAAAGTGTTGCTGTAACGTGCGTCAAACCCTCTGGGACAGTCTCTCAGTTGGTTAATGCTGCATCTGGTATCCATGCAAGACATAATCCATACTATGTGAGAACTGTACGTGGCGATAAGAAAGACCCCCTTACAAAGATGATGCAAGATGCTGGTTTTCCTGTAGAGGATGATGCAATGAATCCATCTAATACTGCCGTGTTCTCTTTTCCTCAGAAAGTAGATTCGTCAGCAGTTTTTCGTACAGATATGACTGCAATACAACAATTAGAACTTTGGTTGATATATCAGAAACATTGGTGTGAGCATAAACCATCTGTTACTATTTCGGTAAAAGAAGAGGAGTGGATGGAAGTCGGTGCATGGACATATAAACATTTTGATTTTATGAGTGGTGTGAGTTTCCTTCCATTTTCAGACCATACATATAAACAAGCACCGTACCAAGACATCCAAAAAGAAGAGTACGAAGTTCTTCTTCAAAAGATGCCAAAAAATGTTGATTGGAAAAAATTGTCTGAATATGAAAAAACAGATATGACGGTTGGAGCACAAGAACTGGCATGTTCAGCTGGGTTCTGTGAAATTCAGTGAAACTGATTGTATGTGATAAATGCGAAGCAGAATATAAATTACTCCACAACATGAATGAAGGTTATTATGTTGTAGAGTATTGTACTTTCTGTGGTGAGATTTTGAATGATGATGAGTTACAGGATGAAGTAGAGCTTGTGGGATATGAGGAAGAAGATTAAAGAAAGATATAATGATAAGTACTTTGATTCTATGTGGGATCATAAGGTAGTTGATTATGACCATAACCAATTTCCTTGGTATAATAGAATATTATCAGTTGTACAGGAAGTCAAACCTTCCTGTAAGTCTTTAGGTATTTTGCATAAAAGTTTTGATAGAAACGAAATAGTTCCTCTTAGAAAGAAGGTGGAGCAATTTGTCAGGACTAAGGAATTTTCTGGTTGGGTTGATGATTACTTACACCACATAATTCGTGATAGTATGAGCGACTACATGATACAGTCCACCCCTACACTCAATTTTGTATTACCAGATCAACAAAAACACGGCAGTCTATTAACTTTCCATACAGGACATTTAACCGCATATAATAATGGTATGAATACCATTTGGACTCCAGTATCTTCTGCATATAGTACTAACTCTATGCAAGTAGTATCATGGGAAGATTCTAAGAAACTCACGAATGATTTTATGGATCAGAAACTTTCAATGGCAGAAATGCAAAGAAGGTGTACAAAATTATCTTATCCAGTAGAGATAAGGCCTGGCCATGCTTGGTTATTCAATCAGGGTCACTGGCATGGTAATGTAAATAATACTACAGGTGTCACTCGTATAGGACTTGATATAAGAGCTATGTCCAAGGGAACAGACTACGGTTATCGCAAACCTGGCAGTTACTTTCGTTTCCCTGGCGATACGGTAGAAGTCCCGAAGGTTGACACAGATAGACGGTGGATAGTTTTCAATGATCCAGCTGGCGATTACATAGGAACAATGCCTTTTTATATTGCAAGAAGTTTTATAGAGAACTATGCAGATCAACTAGGGATCAAACCAGTGGGGTGGCATAACGAGTATACGATGACTGATTGGAATCCACACCTAGAGTTCTTTATGAATGAGACAGAGGTACAAGGTATTGCATTGCTCAGTATGCATGGATTGAGTAGTCCTATAAATAGAAGGATGGAGTTATTTGAATTATGTGTAGACAAAGACATTCACGTATTATTCTGTGATGAAAACTTTCTGTTGGATTCCAGAGAAGGGTTAGGTTATATAAAAAAATGTCTAGAATTTTCGAACCAGTAAAAATAGATATGGATACAAGTGTTTTCTTTAACGTCAAGTGGGAAGACTATCGGTGTTCCTGTATCCAACACCAGAAGGTTGAACAAACAGATTTGCATCCAGATAATAAAATGCCTGAGTCTCTTGTTCTTGATAATACCGCTATCCACCAAAAGTTTTTTGGTAGGGGTGAGGTTAATTATGAACTACTAGGAAAACAGACAGGAATTGGTGTGGTATCAGTTTCCGTAATCAAACAGGAGCCTGGCAACATTATACCCAAACATAAGGATATGTTCTTTAAGATCAAGGAACAGTTTCCAAAATCAAATGCAGAATTGGTACGTGCGAATATATTCCTAGAAGATTGGAAATCAGGACACTACTTGGAGTTTGATGAACAACCCCAATACCATTGGAAAGCAAATGAAGGTTATTTGATTAATGATCAAGTGATACATCTATCTGCAAACGCAGGCCTTGAAGATAAGTACACACTACAAATATCAGGATTTTATAATGACAGTGCGATACACGAATCTACCAGACAATAAAGATAAACCATTTGGTGGTGCATATAGTGTTCATGATGATGAGACTGTTGCAGAGATGGATAATCTTATATATGAATTTACTCAAGAAGATCATAACCATGATGCAATTCGTGAGAGCTTCATAGAAACTTATAAGTGGTGGATGCCATCTACCCACAACCTCATAGGTATAGAAAAATATACTGAGGGGTGTTTCACTCAAGGGACAACTGAATCCTTTGCACAATTCTACATCCGATACAGAAATCATAAGAGACTACGACTTGCAAAGGGTGAGTACTTCTATCACCAGATGATGCGTGGTTTGTGGTATGAGGATAGTTTTGCATGGTTAGATGAAGATGATATACGAGATGGGGATGTAGTTCTTCTTAGTGTACCATTTTCTGATACTGGTGATGTGCCATATGCTCTAGATGAGTTGTTAGATGAGTGCGATAAGAATAATGTTCATGTCATGCTTGACCTTGCATATATCAATCTTGCAGTAGACCTAGAGATAAATTTAGAACATCCTTGTATTCAATACGTAGTGTCTTCTCTTTCCAAAGTATTTCCTGTAGAGAATATGAGAATAGGTATTCGATTGCAGAGAGAGAAATTTGAGGATCAACTTTACGTTGTCAATGAGCCAGGATATAACTACATAAATTTACTTAGTGCGTATGTGGGTAAAGAGATGATGCTAGAGTTTCCAGCAGATTTTATCTACGATAAGTATGCAGAAGACCAAGAAGTGTATTGTAAATACTTTGATGTTGATCCTTCCCCTTGTGTATATTTTGGAATAGATGATCTTAATAAGTATCCAGAATACAATAGAGGGAACGAAACGAATAGACTATGTTTTTCTAGAATATGGGATGGAAGAAAAGATGGGTTGCAATAATGATTGGGGACAACTCAAAGAGATTATAGTTGGGACTGCAAAGGGATATCGAATCCCTGAGTTAAATAGAAGTTTCAAGAGTTGTCAGTTTCCAGAGTACGATGAAAAAGATATACAAATCGGCCCCTATCCTGATTGGGTGATCAAAGAGGCAGAAGAAGATTTAGATAAACTTGCTGCAACTCTATCTGTTCATGGTATCATAGTCCATAGACCTGATACTACTTATAATCATCCTGATAACTGGCATCATTATTCTCCAAGGGACTGTACTTTGATTGTAGGAGATACGATCATAGAAACTCCATCACCTATCCTTAATAGACAGTATGAGACATGGGGGTATCGAAACATCTTCAATAGTTTACATGAGAGGGGTTATAAGTGGATCAAAGCACCCACACCTATACTTTTCGATGAGGACTTTAAGGAAGATGTAAAGGGAGTTCCATCTCTTAATAATGAGGAGATTCTATTTGAGGCTGCAAACTGTATTCGTGTAAACGATGATATTCTATTTCAAGTTAGTAATACTGGTAATGAAAAGGGCGCAAGGTGGTTACAGGATGTTCTGGGTGACAAGTATAAGGTGCATCTATGCGAGAACCTTTATTCATATGCACATCTAGACAGCACGATAATACCATTGCGTGAAGGTTTAGTTATGTATAATGCAAGTAGAGTGAATGAGGATAACGAACCAGAACTGTTTAAGTCTTGGGATAAGATATGGATACAGGAGTGTAGAAGTAATCCTAGACAAACTAATCTACCTTGGGGTGCAAGTGAGTGGATAGGAATGAACATGCTGAATATTGATAAACATCTTGCAGTAGTAGACAAAAAACAGACAGAGGTGATAGATAAACTAAAAGAATATTATATAGATGTCATTCCCCTAGAACTTAGACATGATAGACTACTCGCTGGTGGATTTCACTGTGTGACATTAGATTTGGTGAGAGATGGTTAACTTTATATTAACATCCCATAATGTAAAAGATTTTATTTCAGACAAAAAAATAATTATTCATTACTGGTTTAAGAAAAATTCTATAGATGTTAATCTAATGACTTTAGATCAAGCAATATATTCTGGGGAGAATTTTGTTTACACTTTATATCCCAAAGAGCCTTGGGATATATCTGAACATATTAAAAAATTTAGTACGGAATTAGTTGATTGTATTAACTCTGGAAGATGTAATCTTGTTGTAAATGATGCAATAGAAGGACATATATGGTCGAAAAATAATATTAAAATCTTTATAGATTCTTTAAAAAAGGAAGTTATTGATCCATCAAAAGTTATTGTTCTCTCTCAAAGTTGGAGTTATATCTATAACGATATGCCTTTTAGAATGGTGCATTGGTTATGGCATGAAAGTGTTATATCAGAAAATGCAAAACCAATAGATGTACCAAGACATAATTTTGCAAAGAAATTTCTTTGTCTTAATATGTATAATAAACAGGATAGATTTTATTTTATCTATCAGATGTATAAAAATAATCTGTTAGAGGAATTTAATTTTAGTCATAGTAAGGTTACAAGTGAAGATGATTTTGATATATGGAATATTTGGCCATGGACTGATGATATAACAGAGTTTTCAAAAACCACACCACACATTTATGATAATATAGAAGGCCCATATTTTACATTTATAGAAATTAATCCTAAACATCGTCAAGATAATTACATATACGTTGTTACTGAAAGTGTTTTTAATGATAACAGACCATATGATTTTTTTGATGGAATGACTAGAGATACCAGTGAGAAGACTTGGAAACCTATTGCACTAAAGATGCCTTTCATAATGTCACACCAACCCTTTGCATTGAAACGACTAAGAGATATGGGGTATAAAACATTTCATACCATATGGGATGAGAGTTATGATGAGATTGTGGATTGTAATAAAAGAATGACTGCCATAGTAGACTTAGTGAAGTCACTAAATAGTAGAGAAGATTTTGTTGATATGATAGAATCTTGTGATGATATTGTAGAACATAACTTTAAAATGTTAAAGTTGCGAAGTCCAGAACAGGACATGATAAGAGAAGTGGGGAGTTTTCTTAATATAAAATGAAATATAAAATAACAACTATGTTACGTAGTGGTATTAAAGACAATGCTGGTACTGCTGTTACAAATACTTTAAACCGAATTAACTTTGATTCCGTAACAGCTGTACGCATAGGTAAAGTTTTTTATATAGATACAACTGATGATATAAATGATATGATAAAATCTATTATAAATCCTGTTATGGAAGACTATACAATTGAAGAGCTATCTTAAATGAAAACAATAAAATGACTTGGTACTATAGAGGTGAACCATTTACAAGTGAGATGATTAAAGACTATATTGGATTTGTATATACAGTAACTGACAAAAGAAATGGTAAAGACTATATTGGCAAAAAAGGTTTAATGTCAAAAAGAAAATTACCTCCACTGAAGGGTGCGAAAAGAAAACGCACTAAGATAGTGGAGACTGATTGGAAAACTTATTGTGGCTCAAGTGAAGAAGTAAAGTTGTTAGTAGAAGAACACGGATTAGAATTGTTTGATAGAGAAATAGTTAGACTGTGTAAGTCAAAGGGTGAACTAAATTACTATGAAGCAAAACTTCAGTTTGATACAGATTGTCTATTAAAACCAGATGAATACTATAATGCATTTATCGGTTGTAAAATAAGTCGATCCCACCTATCTAAAATATTAAAAAGTGATTCATAGTATTTTATTAAGAACCTCTTAAAATAGTATTTTAATGTATAAATATACATAGAAAGAAGGAATGATATGAAGATCAAAGCAATAATACTTGCTTTGGTGATGTTATTGCCATCTATAGTATTTGCGGCAGATACGAATACCAACTCTACCGTTGTGACCGACAAAGCACCACCAACAGCATCAGCACCA